CGGTATCGTAGTCGTATCGCACATTGTAGTGCTTGGGACTGGGGGGCAAGAACGCCCACAAAAATTATTCACCAGTGACAATGATGATCGTAGAACTGGTTCAAAGCTAGACGCGGGAAGTTCTCCACGACGATTAGCTGGTGTATCTAAAGCTATCTTCTGAGTAGGAGTAAATCCAGTGGGTGGATAATGTAAGGCTCTCTCATTTATAGTAAGATCTCCAATATTAATTACTGGAGGTGGTCCTATAAATTCATGAAAGTCCATATCGTCACCAGCTGCAACGGCCACTTTTATAGGGAAATTTTGAGTACTTTGCCTATAGTCTGGGATACTCAACACCAAATTTGCTAATGGTACATCAAACTGATTATCCGTCCCATGTGACCACGTTGAGCTTACAATAGTAGGCGAATAATAAGGTACCTGAAATTCTGGTAATTGTTTGGTATTGGGAGTCTCATAAGCTATAGGTGTCATAAAATTTTCAATATTATCGTTGATGATATTGGAGTCAACAACCTGGCGAGAATACTCCAAATGTCCTGAAATTATGTTAGGTGGATTTTCTCTAGGATCCATCCAAACCTTAGTTCTGACTGATCCTCGGTAAAAAGCATACATGCCTGCCACAAAAGCTAGTGGACTTCCGCTTACTTCTGCTTGAGTATTGGGTGCATATAAACACAATTGCGTCCGGGTGTTGTTATTCTCTGATCCAGTGGTGGGACGCAGATACAACGCCCCAGGCCTAATCAACTCAACCGGCTGGATGGGAAACATTTTCGCTGAGTCCATACCGGCAACTAAACAAAAAGCAAACCTTTTTGCGTATTGCCTAAAGGACTCAAAGCGTTCACCAATACACAAATGAGCCTGGCTCGCCCTGTGAGCATCCTTAGCGTTGCCTGTAATAGATGGTGGCATCCAACCCATAATGGCTCTTGATCGTGTCTCAGTAATACCAGCAGAGGCCACTTGGCCTGACTGTTGTCGGGGCCGTTTCTCAGGTACCACACATTCTTCCGGCGGAACCATTACTCTTGGGTCTATAGGTGCGACGTTAAAGTCTGACACCCACAGAGGTAATTGACAAGGATTTATCGTGACCACACCCCCTTCACCACCTCCGCCACCTCCGGTAACGGAGATTGGTTGGCCAGTGATACTAGTTTGCAGAGGAGAGTTCGTAACGTTTACTCGGAGGGACGGATCTTCATCATCCAACAATGGTTTAACCAAAATTGGACGATTAACCTGATTCGTAACCCGAACCTCTACCGGTTGTTCTTCTATAGTTGTCACTATTGGTCCCTCATCTTGGTTAACTTGCACACTAACATGTTCAAATCCCTCTCCTTGAACTAACCTAGTTTCAAGAGGCAATTGTGTTGGGTCAATACGCACAACAGAACCACCACCCCCTTCCGAAGCAACCGGAAGTGGTAGTTGTTGTGGATTGAGATTTACTGTCTGCATGGTTATAGGGTATACATTTACGTCAATATTTATCCAAATCTGTCTATTTCCCGCACCATTAAGTTTATTATATGTTATAACTATATTATCAGAATCATTTGTATTGGCCAGAGTAACATAATAATGCCCTGCAGCATTACGATTATTTTGAATAAAACGAATAGGGACAGAACTCCAGGAAGTACCAATCAACCAATGCATATAGGTATTCCAGTTTGAAGTCGTATCAGCATCACTGGTAAATGCCCAATCAAACCACAAATCAAGTCCGATCATAGGCACTCCAGCCAGACCTGTTACAGTAACAGAACGGTTATTGATAGCATTAGCATCACCTGTAATAGTTGCTCGTGAAGCAGGGACTCTTAATGAAGCTACCCCACTTTGTTGAACTGGATTACTAGGTGTGGGATTTTGCAATGAAAACGGCAAAAACTTTGAAGTAACTGGAGCAGCAACCTCAAAATCATCTCCAGCTCGCATTTCCACTAACACTTCAATCTTATTCGCGATTATTTGGGTAGCACACACCAACGGAGTTAAAGCTCGAACATACAACATACCAGTCATAACGTCCTTCAATCTTCCAGGTGCAGGTGGGGCCGGGTTTACAGGGTCTAAAAAAGTAGATATCCTCTTATATGGTTGTGCTGCAACATATGGTATAGTAACAGAAATTTCACTCTTTTGTCGCAAATCAATAACCCATCGTCTAGCATAATCTACACGGCTTGTTGTAACAGCATCAACGAATGGATGAAAAGAAATCTCAACACGACCTGAATGAAAATCAGTTTTAACAAACTTAAAAGTGTAAACTAATGAACCCTTCCAATACAAAAAGGGTGATGTAATATAATTAAGAGTCGTTGGTTGTTTCCAACGCAACTCATAAGGTTGGCGAATATTTTTCGACGCGTCAGCTGGAGGTCTAATATAATAGCACGCAGGTATATTACAGGAGGGACTAATAGCACATTCCCACAATTTTGGATGAGTATTTGGCGAATTACACGTAATAACTTCCTTACTATACTCAAAAATTCCTATTAACTGAGGAATTCTCTTCAGAAAATTCAACGAGGTTTCGTCCGCTCTCGTCCCTACTAAGCCGGGAATTGGTTCGACAGCATTTGAGCCCGTCATACCAAGAACTAAAGAGTGATCTACACCGTCCATATATTGAAATCCTTCTGTTGGACGACTCAGTAAAACGCCGGATGGTTTCGCTAGAATTGGTTTTGACCAGCCCATAGCGGAAACAACCCCGTCCACGGCACTTGTAAAAGGTTTCACTGAATTAAGAGTCTTATTTACTAAAGAAGTACCTAGTTGTGCCAAAGCTCCTGTAAACTTCCCAGTGGCTTCTTCCTTCTTAGTCTCATCTATCTCCACTACACTAGGCATCAATGATTGTTGACGTACGCCACCAGAAGTAGGAAATCCAAGCACAATATCCTCAAAATGTCCATGTAATGTCATCTCTAAACAATCGGGTTGGATAGCATTAATGGGAGAGTATACCAGAATTTGAACCTCTGCCCAATCAAATTTACCATCTATTAAGTCAAAACAATTATATGGAGAAATAAAGGGTATTCGCAATTGGACTTCAGTATCTTTTGCAATGTCCATTTGTACATGATGTAAATTCTGCGCGTTACCTACATGTGAAAATATAAAATCTTTTCTATTTCCCAAAAGAGATGGCATAGGCGCTGCAGCCATTAATAAACGGCCAGACTGAAAGGGATGCGCATTAATTTCCAACCTAAGCACACATGTCGCTCTAAAGGAAGTCAATCCATCCAACTTATTTCTTAGCATGGGCCTAAGATTGAATAAATCTGTGGGTATTAACATCCCTCGCATATTTCCAGCTATAGGAACCAAAATGTTTTGGTTTCTTGTTGCGGCAGCTGGCCATTTAAAGGAATATAACAGCTGTGGCCTTGCTAAAAAAGACTTGATACTATGAGGTGACTCATCAGTATGTTGATCAGAAGGTCCTGAGGGAATGGAGCATTCATAAGGTGGTCCCTCCGCAACCACAGCTAAATCACTCTCAAAAACAACTATATCTTGCTGTTCTTCCACTGTCTGAGTCAATTCGGGAGCCATTTCCGAATTAGAATGATTAGGGCTCGTATTACTTTGATTTGATATTGAAGCCGGTCATGGGTATTTTCGGAAAGGGCACAACCGAATGCCACTCTCCTAGACGGGTTCTCTGGATATTGTGGGGCTGCCACGACGCATCCTGAGTGGTAAAACTTAATAGTAAACGTCCTTCACATAGCAGCATCCACGTGCGTATTAACAACCGTCATTTTAAACTACACACGTGAAGATCACACTACGTGGGTCTATTCTAGCACCACTGCTCGCGTCTCCATATGGTTTACAAACTCAGTATAGTGGCCGAGTTGTTGTCCATATTTCGCAAACACAGGGTACCATTTATTCCATACTTCCTCACTGTGAAGTGACAACTCCCTTAAACTATTATCAATCTGGGCTTTAGTCTGCTCTACGGGATCCGGCGTCTTATGTAACCACATAGGAGATTCCAAAACCGTCTTCAGATCTAACGGACCTAACCACTTCATATATTCCTTTGAAAAACAAAATTTACGTTTTAAATATG